TGCAAGCCATGCAGTAACTGTAACCAATGTCACAAAGGCAGCTGGAGGTGTAGTTACACAATCAGGCCATGGCTTAACTGTTGGTGATGCTATTTTTTGGGGTAGTGTTACTTCAGGTATGACAGAACTTGACGGGCAGGTTTCTCGTGTAACTGGTGTTACGGATGCGAATACGTACACAATTAACACCAACACTTCCGCCTATACAGCGTGGTCAGGAATTAGTTCTATTAGAAAACTAATGTCCAATGGCCCCCTCGAAATTCTTTGTGGAGAGGCTGATGGCGATGGTAAGTACGCCGCAGCGATAGCAGCGGTATCTGATTTAAACATAGGTAAGGTTGTCGGTTTATCTGTGACACTGGACTGGGACAGAACACAGGGAACTCAATCGGGAACAGCCTCTGACTTTTCTGACTGGCCGACAGGTCTCGTAGTTACCGTTTCTGACGAAGACGGTAGCAACCCAAAAGTTGTAGACGCTAACACTATTGAGGACTCAGGGACAGGTCAGAGTATAATTAGCGGAGGTACCTCTAAGATTTATGCAGATGAAAGCGAAACTTCTGTATTCTCCGACCTTAACGTCCCTTACCGCATTAATGTACAATGGCCTAGTGTTGGCGGGGCAGGCACAGGAGAGAGTGCTACCATCTCCCATTCAATTATTAAACACGTTTAGAGGAAAAGGTAATGTCAACCACACAAATATCAGACACCACATCAGGTGGTTCTTCTAGCTACATCCCAGTCGCAGCTGGTTCAAGTATTCAGGTTTTTACAGAACCCGCATTAGGTCATCGAGAATATGTAGACCTATACCGAACAGGCGATGACGCAACAGATGTTATTGTAGGACGAGCGCTTAGTGAAGGAGATCCTTCTGCCATTATCACGGGGCCGGGTAAGTTCAAGCTAGTGTTGTCTGAGACAGCTGTTCTCACTACCGTATACTCTGACGCATAAAGGGGAACCGTTTTGAGTAAGATAACATTAGACAGTATTGTTAGCGGTTTTAAATCCGTAACAAAGCTTATCTCTAACTTTGATAAGATAGAGGATCATCTGGACAATAAGGTACTCTACAGGGATAACCCTGATAGCGAACCTAACCAGATGAACACACCGTTGGATATGAACTCCAAGCGTTTAATAAATCTACCTTCGCCTGCTAGTGATAGTGATGCTGCTCGATGGGCCGACGTAAAAGACGGTGTAGTGGGTTTTGACCAACCAGTTCCTGCTCTTACCGGAAATGCTACAAAAGCGTTGACAAATGATGGAGCGTCTAACCTGTCTTGGAGCGACACTGCTGACCTCTCCTATACAGCCCCAGACGCAGGCGCTGTTCAAAGAACACTTGGTACAAAGCTGTCTGATATTGTTTCTCCAGAAGACTTTGGTGCTGCGGGTGACGGTGTTACAGATGATTTAACAGCAATAGATGCTGCCTTGGCTACAGGAAAAGTAGTTGAGTTTACATCAGACACGACATACGCAGTGGGGGGTCTTCCTAATTTTTCTAATAGTGTACTAAAAGGGAATAACGCTACTCTTCTGGTGTCTGACGGAACCTATTCTATAACATCTACAAGAATTATTACTACAATAGAAGGGCCTCTTACTCTTGACTGCGCTGCCGAAACGTCAGTTCCCGGTGGTGTTATTAGTTTTAACAGTGCGACAGGTAGTGCACAAAACTGGAGTGTTAAGGTAGATGCCTCAGACACAGGTGTTATTGATGTTGGGGATTATATTACTGTCACAAATGTTATCGGTACAGGAGATGTAGACCTTTTAAACGGTGTGTGGGAAGTTACAGAGGTCTCTCTCAACAGTTATATTGTTTTTACTTGTACCGCAGATGTAGCCACCTTCCCTACTATAACTTTAACGGGATGGTCTTGTACACTGCCTTCTGTAACCTTTGAATTGTCAGGGACGTTCTCTAATATCAACTCTACAGATGGTTACGTACTCCGCCTAAGAAAAGGCACCTTGACAACGGGGGCGTTTACTTTTGTAGGAGACTACGCCATCTCGACAGGCGGTACAACGTCTTATCAAAGAGGAGGGATACTGTTAGAAGGTGCGGCAATAGAGGGAAAAACAGTAAGCCAGGCTATATCTTTTCATGGTTTCTATGTGGCAGGTATCAAAGCTACAGAAGGTAATATAAGTCTAGGTCAAGTAGTAGTATCAAACTCAGAGGCAGGAATAGGTGCTAGTGAGTCAACAGATGTATTAGTATCCGGTGTGAGCTATTTTACGGGGTGTGCTGTTGGCGTTTCTTTAAACACAGGTATGATAGAAGGTTCTTTTCAATGTTTTGGTAACGAGTCATTGTCTCTCAGTCTTACGAGCTGCTTAGGAAATCTTACAGGCCCTTTAGAGATAATTAACGGAGACTCATGCACAGGTATAACTGCTGTATCTTCTTGCATAACGGCCACACAAGCATCTATAAAAGATGGCACTAATGGTATTGCGGCTACAAGTTCGAGTCTTGTAAATGTTAACGGAGGTACACTAGACGGGTGTACTACAGGTGTCCTTGTAAACAGAGGCGGTATAGTCTCTGTCAACAACGCTACTATTTCAGGTGTTACTACCCCTTATAGTCTTCTAGGTGGTTTTGTAATAGATGCAGACGGAGCTTTTCGTAGCAGTGATTTTAGAAATGTAGCACTTACTGATGGAGTCCCTGCTCCGACCGCTGTTGTAGGGACAACCTACCTTTATACAGACTCTACGGATGGAGACCTGAGAGTTATGTTTGGAGATGGTACGGATAAGTTAATTGTTAATGATAACAACGGAACCAACACAGTTGTATCTAATACAGATACCCTATCTGCTGATGATGAATGGACAGTTGTTAATTACGCAGGATCGTGTACTCTGACATTACCAGTAGCAAGTAGCTATCAAGGAAAGGTGTTTCATATTAAAACTGTCACAGCTAACGCAGTTATTAGTGCATCTTCTAATGTTGTTCCTGTCGATGGAACAGCAGCAGGTACAGCGATACTAAGCGCTACGGCAGGTGCTTGGGCAATGCTGCGCAGTGATGGAACTAACTGGATTATACAACAGGCTGGTTAATAATGTTTAAAGACCCAACTACAGGTAATTTCTACACACAGGCTTTATTCCTAGAGCTTTGTTATTCTAGCCCTGCTAATGCTATATACACTTTGAAAGATGAAGACTATGAGCATAACGGCAAGACCTACAAGAGCATTAAGAGGTTGTATTTAGAGATTGCAGACCCTACAGAGTATGCGTTTGCTACACAGTGTTTTGCAGGGTGGTCTCATTGGAAGCGTTTATGTGAAAAGACCACCAACCTCCATTCTCATATCGCGGAATGGAGAGATGAGTTGGAAGTTAAGATGAGATCAGAAGGAGTACGAGGCGTTGTCGAGGAGGCTGTAACCGGCGGCAAGGGAGCACTACAGGCTTCAAAATGGCTGGCAGATAAAGGCTGGACGGATAAGCGTAGTGCTGGTAGACCTTCAAAAAAAGAAGTAGAGGGTGAGCTGAAGCAGCAAGCCGGTATTAAGTCTGCCCTAGATAAGGACTTAGAGCGAGTGCTGAATGTCCATTAGAAAGGAAGTAAGATCACTTGCTGAACAGGATCTTTACACCTTTGCTACTCTTGTAAACCCTAAGTATGTCTACGGAGATGTACATAAAAAGGTGTTCAGATGGCTAATGGAGACAAAGCATCCTAACCAATTACTACTACTGCCTCGTGGTCATCTAAAAAGTCATTGTCTAGCTGTGTGGGTAGCTTGGTGGGTCACGAAGAACCCTGAAACCACTATCCTTTACATCTCGGCAACGGCAGAGTTAGCAGAAAGTCAGTTGTATGCAATCAAAAACATACTAGCTTCAAAGATATACTTACGCTACTGGCCAGAGATGGTAGCACCCGAAGAAGGTAAACGGGAGAAGTGGGCAACCACAGCTATTGCTGTAGACCACCCTAAGCGTAAAGAAGAAGGTATAAGGGATTTCACGGTAAGAACAGCAGGCTTAACCACAAACACCACAGGATGGCATGCAGAGGTAATCGTCCCTGATGATGTAGTTGTACCAGACAACGCATACACAGAAGAGGGGAGAAGGAAGTGTGCTTCGGCAATGAGCCAAATGGCATCTATTTTAAATGCAGGTGGTTTGATTAAGGCATGTGGAACACGCTACCACCCTGCCGACCAGTACGACACTTGGAAGGGTCAAGTTGTCCCTGTTTATGACGAAGACGACGAGATTATAGACGAGCAGCCTATATGGGATATTCTTGAAGAGGTAGTTGAGGTTGATAATGTTTTTTTGTGGCCACGAGCTGTACGTGATGACGGGAAGGCTTTTGGTTTTGATAAGAAAGAGCTGGCACGTATTAGTGCGATGTATACAGATAGGACACAGTTTTTTGCACAGTATTATAACGATCCTAATGATCCTGAGTCTAATCGGCTCGACAGCAGCAGGTTCCAATACTACGACAAGAGGCACCTTGTTAATCAATCAGGAAAGTGGTATTACAAAGAGAAAGTCCTTAACGTCTACGCTGCCATTGATTTTGCATATACGTTAAATGCCAAGTCGGATTTCACGGCTATTGTAGTGATTGGGATAGCAGCAGACGGCCATATTTATGTACTGGATATAGACAGGTTTAAGACAGATAAGATCAACACCTACTACACCCGTATCAGTGAAATGCACAGCCAGTGGGGTTTCAGGAAACTAAGAGCGGAAGTAACAGCAGCTCAGAGTATTATTGTAGGTGATCTGAAGGACAGGATTAGAGCAAACGGAGACAGTCTCTCTATTGATGACCATCGCCCTACAAGGCACATGGGAAGTAAGGTAGAACGAATGGCTGCTGCACTCGAACCCCGATATGACAACCTTTCAGTGTGGCATTATAAAGGTGGGTACATCCCAGCACTAGAAGAAGAGTTAGTATTAGCACGACCACAACATGATGATATTAAAGATTGTCTGGCATCTTGCATAGAAATAGCCTCTAAGCCGAAGCAAAGGTCAGGCACAGGTAAGGTGAAAAGCAATGTGGTTAAATTTAATAGTAGGTTTGGAGGAGTGGCGTTCAGGTGATAGACGACAAAGTATTAGAACTCGAAGGTATTTTATCCCCCGATGACTTAGCGGCCAATATCGTACAGCAATGGGATACATGGAACAACCAGCGGCGTATATGGCTTAATGAAAAACAAGAAATCCGTAATTATGTTTTTGCTACGGATACAGCCACTACGAGTAATGCAACACTTCCTTGGAAGAATAAAACCACGTTACCTAAGCTGTGTCAGATAAGGGATAACCTCCATGCCAATTATAACAGTGCATTGTTCCCTAACGACGACTGGATGAAATGGGAGGGCTATACCCTTGACTCAGAGGAGATA